ATTTCCTGATTCAGATCCAAAAGCTTTTGAATAAGGCCATGAGCCGCTCTTACCACGAATACCAATTAGCTCAGACTTTGAAGAAACCTCGGGAATTGGTGCGCGTTGAAGAAGATTTACCTGAGGATCTTGGCGCACTCCAAGGAATCGGATAGAATAAGCCAAACTTCCTGCCTCCAGGCCAGGAAAAGATACGGGACTCTTTGACAGAGCCTTAAGATCACAAGCCGATCAGAGCGACGAAGATAAGAAGATCGTCGCGCATGTCAAGCAGAAGATCGAGGAATGCCGATCTTCTGCGAACCGTATTGCACATGAAGGAATTTGGATGACGAATATCGCGTACCTTCTCGGGTACGACGGTATCGCGTTCAATTCCATGACCCGGCAATTTCAACCGATCAATAAGACCGCGTCTTATCTTAAGAAGAACCGAATCCACGTCAATAAGATCCTGCCCGCGGCTCAAAATCGTCTAGCTCGCTTATGTAAAAATCCTCCTGCCTATGACGTCATGCCCGAAAGCAATTCGGTGGATGATAAAGACGCTGCCCGACTGGCTCTTCAGACCTTGGAAGGCATGTGGCGCAAGCTCTCGATCGATAAGAAGCGGATCTTTCTTTATATGTGGGTCCAGCAATGTGGCCACGCTTGGATGAAGGTGAGCTGGGATACTCAAGCCGGTAAACTCATGCCTGATCTCGATGATTCGGGGAATGCTTATGAAGGCGATGTGAGATGCGATGTCATCTCGCCTTTTGAGATCTTTCCGGATCCGATGGCCAAGACCGATGACGATATCTTGGATTCCTGGCTCGTGATGGCCAAAGTCAGGAAGCTCGACTACTTCAAGTCTCATTACCCAGAAAAAGGCCATTTGGTGAAAGAAGAAGACGCGTGGCTCTTGTCAGCGCAATACGAGCAGCGGATTAATTCTCTCAATACCCGCGGGCCTTCTTCTTCGGGGCTTCAAGAGTCGATGAAGAATTCCGCGATTGAGATGATCAAATACGAAGCGAGATCGTCTAAATATCCCAATGGGCGGATGATTTCTTGCGCGAATGGGATTCTGCTCGAAGATAAAGAACTCCCTTGCGGCGAGATCCCCTTCCGCAAGTTTGACGACACGGTGATCGGCGGCAAGTTCTATTCTGAGACTCCTGTAACGCATGCACGGCCCATTCAGGATCAATACAATGAGACCGTGAGACGTCGCGCGGAATGGACGAGAAAGCTTCTCGCGGGCAAATATAAGGCAGCTCGCGGATCTGGACTTGCTTCTGAAGCCATGTCCGATGAATCGGGTGAGATCGTTTACTTTGATCCAGTGCCCGGATCTCCTGATGGCCCGGAAGCGGTTGAAGTACCCATGATGCCAGAATGGGCGTACACCGAAGAGAACAATCTCAATCTCATGCTCAATGAGATCTTTGGCCTTTCGGATGTTTCGAAAGGCATCTTGCCGAGCTCGAGCATCCCTGCCATTGGGATGCAGCTCTTGACCGAGCAGGATGATACTCGAATCGGGGTCATCACCGAGCAGCATGAGCATGCATGGGCTGGCATTGGCTCTCTGATTCTTAAGTACATCGAGAAGTATTACGTCTTGCCGCGCAAGATTAAGCTCGCGGGTCCTGATATGGCCTATACGGTCAAAGAGATTACGGGTAGCCAGATCCGGGGCAATACCGATGTGCGCGTCATTCGGGGTTCGACAGTACCCGGTTCGAAGACGCTGAAACGTCAAGATATCATCAATGCTTACGGCCTAGGGCTCTTGGGGGCAAAAGACGATCCCGCGGTCATCATGAAGGTTCTCGATATGATTGAGTTTGGAGACTCTTCGGGCATCTGGGAAGACGTGAGCCTCGATAATGCCCAGATCAAGCGAGGCATCGATAAGCTCGAGGCCGGCGTCCCAGTAATCCCGCAAGAGTTTGACAATCACACCGCATGGTTGTTAAAACTAAACAGAGTTAGGAAATCTGATAAATGGGATTCATACCCGCCCCAAGTCCAAGCGATGTTCTTGGCGACGATGGAGCAGAGTTTGGGAACTATTGTGGGACAGAATACGCCTCCGCTGATGCCAGGGCTAGGCATTGGGCCCTTACCGCCTCAGATGCCTCAGGGAGGTCCGATGCCTCCTCAGGGGCCTCTTCCAATGCCAGGACCCATGCCACAGCCGATGGGGCCATCCCAAGGACCGATTCCCATGCACCGCGGGCATCCGCCTCAACCCAAACCCATGATGCCCGCACAACCCAATCTTGCCCCTGTACCGGGCCAAGGAGCTCCTAATGCAAGCTGAAAGACCGGATCACATGAAAGATGCCTTGGCCGCACGCCGGGGCAAGGGACTCGAGATCATCATCGGAATGGGTCGTCCCAATTCAGGGGGCGGTGAAGGCGATATGCATGGTGCTCCCCCGATGCATAAAGGGGAAGATGAAGATGTCCAAAATGGAAGATCCGATCTCGCACCTCCTCCGGTTGGAGATGATGATGCCGAAGCTCCTATGCAAAGTGCCGAAGGTATCCATGCTCCTCATCCCGCGGGCGTGATCGCTTCCCAGCACGAATACGCGCCAGGTGATGTCCCGACGCCAGATGATGCGCGGGCTCACTTTTCTGAGAATATGTCGGAACATGACATAAAAGATATGGCCGATCGAAGGCCGCGGAGTCTCGCGGAACGAGCTCGCCAAGAAGCTTTTAAACGAAAGAAGAATTGAAGAACCAACAATCCAATTGCCTCCAGGGAATTGGCATGAGGAGTGATCGAAGAAGGTAATGAAGTAGTCGAAAGTACAGACGCCGCACCGTCATCGGAAACGGCCCCTCCTTCCAGCGGAACGGCGTCACAAGCGCCGCAAGTCGCTGAGCTTGAGGCGCTGCCCAAGTTCCGCTTTGGTGGAAAAGAGTGGACGCCTAAGGAATTCCAAGGCGCGTACATGATGCAGGCGGACTATACGAGAAAAACGCAGGCATTGGCTGAGGAACGTAAATACTACGATAACCTGACAGCTGATCTGAATGCGGTGAAATCAAATCCTGCACTCGCGGGGGAATTCAAGAAGATCTATCCTAGCAAATTCCATTCTTATTTGGATTACGTGTCGGCCGCACAGCCGGCGCAAGATCCCAATAAGAAGTATGCCGAGCTTGATCCCAGTGTTGCTGCTGAATTCAATGAAGTGAAGTCCTACATGAAGACGCAACAAGTAGCCGCGATCAACGCGGAATTGGATGCGCGCTTCAAGGTTCTGTCTGAGAAATATCCCTACGCTGATGAGGAAGCTGCGATCGCAAGAGCGCAAGCCGCTCACGCCAGGGGTATTCCACTCAATGATCAGAATTGGGATTCCATTTGGAAGGCAGTCAACGACAAGAACGTGGAACTTTTCAAGAAGTATGGTTCCGCGGCCGTCAATAAACAAAAGAATGCAAACCAAAAGGGCAAGGACGCCGCTTCTGGGGGAGGGATTCCGGGCCAAGCTCCGAAACAACCCCGATCCATCAAGGAAGCAGGGCGCCTAGCTCTTCAGGAGATTCAAAACCTCTAAGGAGATTTTATGGCTAATACTTTCGCAAATACGAGTTCCGCCGGAGCTGCATTTGCCATCCTAAAAAACTGGTATGCGGGTCCGATTGTTTCTCAGTTCAATGACGAGATTCCTTTCTATCGCGAGATCGAAAAGGGCAAAGAGAAGTTCAATGGTTCTCAGGTCATTCGTCCGGTAAAAGTCCGACGTAATCCGGGTATCGGAGCGACTTCAGACGGCGGGAACCTCCCATCGATCGGAAATCAAACGACCCAGCAAGCTCAGATCGCAGCTAAGTTCAATTACCTCCGCTTTGGTATCACGGGCCCGATGATCAAAGCTTCGCAAGGCGATAAGGGTTCTTTCGTTTCGGCGATGGAATTCGAAATGTCTGAAGGTTTGACCGACCTCAAGCAAGACGTGAACCGCCAGCTTCTTTGGAATGGCAATAGCACTTTGGCGACTGTGAGCGCCAATGCGGTCGCTTCCAATAGCTTGACGGTGACGGGTCGGACTTCGGGAGAAAACGGGAACAAATACCTCGACGTCGGTATCGTGATCGATATCGTTTCGGGGGGTGTGGTCACCAATAGCGGGATTGCCATCACGGCAATTTCTGGAACGGCGACCGCGACTCTCACTCTCTCGGCCCCTGTCACTTGCTCGACGAATGATCTCGTGATCAGAACCGGGACCTTGAATAATGAAGTCCAAGGCATTCAATATGCTTTGGATGGCGGAACTTCGACGATTTACAATATCAATCGTTCGACCTATCCGGCCTTTCAAGGGAATGTTCTTTCGAACTCGAACGGTGCACTCTCTCTGAACTTCCTGAAGCAAGGATGGAATCAAGGGAAGCAACGGGGTGCGGCGAAGTATGACTTTGTCGTCTCGGATTACGATTCGGAGCGTTTCTATGAAAAGCTCCTGATCGCCGATAAGCGGTACATGGGCAAAGTAAAAGGAGATGGAACGTTCTCTGAGAAAGAAGAGAACTATCTCGAATATGGCGGCATTGCTTGGGTGCCGGACAAAGACATGTCGGATCCCAACATTGCATTCATCGATAGTAAGCAATGGAAGAAATACGTTCTTGCTGAACTCGAATGGGCCGATGAAACCGGGACCTACTTGATTGCCCAGACTTCTGCGGATGCGTTTGAAGCGAGACTGCGTCTCTT